TAACAGCCTGTGTGCCTATGTATCCTGCCATTAGCTGTCAATCTCCATATAACTCATTATCACTGAAACTTTATCTGCGACGGAACAGTCAACCTTAATAACGTCACCTGCGTTAGCTACGATCTTACCATCAAGTACACTCAATGAAGCACCTACTGGTATAGCTGCATCTTTAATTAAGTGTGCTGTAGTATTTTGCGTCTGAGATGTTTGTGTAGTTGTACTGACTAAAGTAACAGAAGCAGTAACTTGTGCTGTATGTACATTAGCTAAAGTTAGTCCTAAGATAATAACCCTAGTACTACTTTGCACAGTGTACAATACTTCAGGTGTACCTGCAGCATTTGGTGCTACATCTCTTGTAATTGTTTTAAATGTATTAGCCATTGTTTTCTCCTATGTCAACCAAGCGCAATGGCAAGGGCTGTGGCTTCGTCTATTGCTGCTGCAATAGTTGCTATTGTACCTGCAACAGCAGGTAATGTCAAGATTGCATCTGCAGCTAGTGCAGGTGCTATTACTGTTAATTTACTACTTCCAGCATCACTATCTTCAAAAAATTGAATAAAGCCAGCACCTGTTGCTCCATTCTTTACAGACATACCAGCATTAAAGGTAGCTAAACCAGTTTGTGTTAGTGTGCCATTAATATCTACAGCACCATCAATGTCTACAGCACCACTAATATCTAAGGTGGCTGCGTCTAATTCACCAGTTATGGTAAGGTTACGAATACCTGTGTAGTCTTTGTTAGAGTCAAGTATAACAGCCTTAGATGCTACAGCAGTACCAACAGCAGTGCTACCTATGTCTAGTGCGTTTAACTCACCTACGACTGCAGTAATACCGTCTAAAACATTTATTTCTGAAGCTGTTGCAACTACTGCTACATCTTCATTAATTTTAGGTGACGTAAGTGTCTTGTTTGTAAGTGTGTCAGTTGATACAAGTGATACTAGAGTTGAGTTAGCACCTGCAGGAAGCAACATAGTGTTTGTAACACTTGCACTGTGTGGCTGTGCAATAAGTATTTGACCATGACTATTACTCTCACAGTTAAACTGTATAGCACCTGAGTTAGTGTTACCATAGATAGTTACATGACCTGTACCTTTAGCTAAAAGGTTAAGGTCAATATTAGAACCACTACCAACTGATGCTAGTTGTGGAGGACTACCAGAGGCAGCGTTAGTCATCTCAAAGTGATTTACTGCACTGCCTGTAGTTTGAAATACAAGTTGCTCATTACCATTAGCATCTGCAAGAAAACCAGCATCAACTATTTTTGGTGCAGTAAGAGTTTTGTTTGTGAGTGTTGCAGTTGAAGCTGCTGATAACAAACGAGAGTTACCACCACTACTTGGTAACGTAAGAGTGTTTGAACCACTCTCAGCATGGGGCGCACCTATAAGTGTTTGTGCGTGGGCGTTGGAGCTTTCACAATAAAACTTTATTTGAGAAACAGCAGAGCCACTATTTTTAAGGTCAATAAGACCTGCTTCAATACCTACAAAGCCATCAATCAGAACAACACCAGAACCATTAGGTGTTATAGCAATATTACCATTAGATGTAGTCGTTGTAATAGTACGAGCTAAAACGTCTAAGTTACCACCTAGCTGTGGCGTAGTGTCTTCAACAATATTAGATATAGCACTAGAAGTAGCCAAACCTGACACTACAGTGCTTCTTGTTATTTTCTTTAAGCCACCACCAGATGTATCAATGGCTAAGAATACGTCATCACTTGCAACAGTACCTATCTCAGCTAGATCACCTAGTGTACTGTTGTTTACGTCAAGAATGTTTAGCTCTGCTGCAGTACTTGTAACAGCGGTAGAACCTAGTGTGAATTGCCCATCAGGCACAATAAGACCTGCAGCCCCACTAAAAATAAGATCGTCTGCTGAAGTATCCCAAGTCATATTAGCGGATGCAGTGTCACCGTATAAAATTACATCGTAGCCTTGGTCATTTGCGCCAACGGTAAGTGTATTATCTAGTTGAACTGCCCCGTCAATGTCTACTACATCTAAGTTCGTTATACCATCAATGTCTACGTTACCTGATATATCTAAAGATGTACCTGTCAGTACTCCTGTAACACCTAGTGTACCTGCTACTGTAGCGTTCTCATCTACATCAAGAGTATCAATATGCGCTGTACCATTTATAAATATGTCACGCCACTCTTGACCTGACGAACCTAAGTCAAATGATCCAGCAACACCATTAGGAATAATGCTAGAGTTTACGTCTGCACCAAAAACAACGTTATCTGTAACTGCATCACCAAGGGTAATTGTACCACCATTAAAGGTAGTAGTACCTGTTACTGTAGCATTACCTGCAACTGTAAGGTTTCCACCTACAAGTAAATTACCTGATACATCTAATATACCATTAAGGTCAACAGTAGTAGCAGCAATCTGTATTTCTGTATCAGCTACGAGATCAAGTTGACCATCAGCAGATGAGTGAATGTAAATAGCAGTATCACGGAACTGTAGCTTCTCTGATGTAGCCATAAGGATGTCATCTGAGAACGTAAAGTAATCCTCATCTTCACTCCAGATAAGCGCACCATTATTAGAACCACCGTCCCAAGTAAGCGTAATGTCACCTGCACCAGTACCTATAGTAACATTGTCAGATGCCACTAAAGATATTGGGCCACCTTCTCCAGCAGTACCATCGTGAGTGTGACCTGTGTTAACAGCAAAGGCAGCTAGAAGCTGGTCAAATTCATTATTAAACAGATCAGCGGTAATAACATCGCCATCAGTAAATGTGGATTGTCTTGTGTATGTAGCGCCCATTTAACGTCTTGCTCCTAATGTATATTCTAACTGAAAACCTTTAAGTGAGTAAGGTGCAGACTCACCCCCATCATTTATTCTAAGTACAACAGAAAAACCTGAACCTTCTACCGATTGTCTTACTAGAGGTTGCGAAGGCCCACCAAAAACAAATCTAACAGAACCACCTATAGTACTAAAGGTAGCTAACCCAAACTGTGCAGCTACATCAGAAGAGGATAAGGTATACGCTGCAGGTCTAGTTGAGCCTGAATCTTCATTGTCGTACCGCATTATTAATTCTGCATTAAGGGCAGACTCAGGTTTATAATTAATAATAACCCTTTGCATATGTTTTCGTATGCCCGTATCTCCAAACGCCATGTCAGAGCTTCTATATTTACCCAGTACAGGTGTACCATCAAAGGTATTGCCTTTGTCTTGCCTATGTATATGACCAGCAAAGTCACCGTGAAGAACTATTACATCTCCTGCTTTAACAAAAGTATCTGTGCAAGAAGGTTTTATACCACGTACTTCAGAAAACTCAAAGCCTTGTTCTCTCGCAACACAAGTAATACCTCTTGTAATACCGTCAGACTCACCATTTTTAGTAAAGAATATTCTGTACTGTGTCTTGTCGGGTATAACAACACTTTCAAATAACAAAGAGTCTTTAATGTTTTTATCAAAAATAGACTGTACGTTTTTACTTATTGTACCTAGCTCAGTATCACCAATCTTTGCAGTAGCAGCAACTGTCCGTAAACCATCTGGCCCAAGAAATACCAAGTCACCACCAAATTCCTGTATAGTGTCACCGTTAATGCAACCAATATTTCTAGTAACAGGTATTATAGAAAAATCACTAGATGTATTTCCTGTTAGTTTAAATATTCTATTTTCACAAAATATAAACAGTGCATCCCGAAATACTTTTAATCCCGTAATAGTGTCGTCTACTCTAATAGTACCCGCACCATTACCGCTAGTAAAATCGTCTTCATTAGATGGCACACTAAAATTAAGTAGTTCTGGCGTAGTTGATTTACCTGCGTAAAACATGTGAGACTTAAAAGATGCTACAAACCTAGAACCTACAATAGCAGTTGTACTAACGTCTGTTGCACTAAGAGCTAAATTAAAAACTACAGGAGCGTTAATGCCATCTACACATACAAGTTTAGGGTTGCCATCATAGTTAAATCTTTCAAACCTATACTTACTAGCATTAGTTCTACCTGTATCTATTTCTGTCCAAGGTGAAGAAACAACTACCCTAGAAAAATGTGCTGCAGCCGTAGTGCTTTCAGTAGCACGTGTTACTCCCGTAAACTCATTAGGAGTTGACGCAGCATCTACGCCTGTGTAGGTAAAAAGTTCTAAGTCTAATTGCAAAGTACCGCTAGTTGCAAATCCCGCAACAGAGTCTACAGTAATTGTACCAGAACCAGACATAGTTGTATTAGCAGCTATACTAGATGATAGCTCCGTAGATGCAGCAGAGAATATTTTCTCACCTCTGCAAGCCACAACCTTGTCACCAAATTTAGCTACCCCAATTACTTTTTCATTAATACTATCAGTATGAGGAACTACATGATTGACATACCTACGGTATCCATTCATTCTCCTATAGCCACCCTCAACGTCAGGTTCAAAGTTTTCTAATACTAAAGCCTCTCCCGGTTTCATAAGAAAGGAAGAACGATTTAATACTAAACCACCCTCACAGTTAAATGCTGCAGGTTGTACATTAGAACTATCAACCATTAAAAGGAGATTCCAATATTATAGTTACTAGGTCTGTATATAACAGTTGACCTAACATATTCGTATTTATTTACAAGAAGACTTTGTACATTCTTTATGCCTTGTTCAAAGCGTACAAAGTTTGTATTGTACTGATCTAGTTCACCACGATACTGATATACAAATGCTGTAGCTCCATCCACAATAATTGGTGAAAACCTATCGGGTATGCTAGTAACATCTCCGTGTGCAGCTAAGTCACTTGGAAATGTATAGTAGTCAAATACTAATGAGTATTGTTTATCGGGTAAAGGGTACAATAAATAATTATTATCTGGAGTACGTACAATAAATTGAGGTACTCCACCATTTGTGAATAGTGCTACCTGTACACCTGTAGCATGGGCAGCAGCGGTAGTGCTATTAGCACCTCTAGTGCAACCAGTAAAAGTAGTAGACGTAGTACCTGTGTAAGATACTTGCTCACCTAGTATAAAGAGAACTCCACTAGTAGCAAAGTCTGCAGTACTTACTACGGTAATTGTAGTAGCACTATCTGTTAAAGAACCATTTAGTGTTGTTGCATCTACTTCATCTTCTTGAATAGCGAAACCTCTACTAATATATTCATTATAATCTAGCTTTGTAAGATTACCACCTGAAGTATTTAAATCAGGGTTCTTTTTTATTCTAGCTGTATTATAATCAATATGTTTAGTACTAGTAGGTACAGTATATCTAGTTGTACCGGGAACTAATGTAGATGTATTTGTTTCGTGATTAAAAGGATAGCCAAATTCTTTTTGGTTAATGTATCTTATAGATTCGTTAACTGCATTTTGACATTGTATCTGAACACCCCTTGCATCTGCAAAAGTAGCAGCAGTAAGAGCAACTTCATTCATACGAGTTATAACATCGTTAGTTAATGAAAGATATGTCAGGGCCATTATGTTTCCTTAAAATGCAGCAATGGGGCCAGCGTTATGCCAGCCCCAAAGTTTAATGTAGTGTTACAGCAAGTCACGCTGGGCTGCAGCAGCCTCAGTATGAGCAGCCGAAACATCAGCAATTACTGCATAGACACGTAAGCGTCCAGTTGCAGCAGCAGCACCAGCGACAACTACGTCAATGGTATCTGCAGCGGCAACACATGCAAGTGATTCTGCAGCAAAAGTAGATGCAGCACCAGTGTTTACAACGTTAGCTTCGCCGTTACTACCTTTTACAAGGTATGTACCAGCATCAGCGTCAAGTGCAGCACCGTCAATGATGTCATCACCACCACCGAAGTCAATATTACAAGTACAACTTGCAGTAAAAGACTTCATGATTTCTGCACCAGCAGCAACCACTACTGACTCAGCAGGGATTTCTAGTAGTTGAAAGATATCACCATTAGCAATAGTAGCACCTGCAGCAATCATAGCATCAATATCTAAGATTGCTTCAACGGTTCGTACAGTGTTACCAACTACTGTTGGAACAGCAAGAACGTTTGCTCCAACACCAGCAGTATCAACGGAAGTCATATCAAAAGTAGCCATAGTTTA